TTCCTCATCACATCATCCTCGGTCCGAGAACATCGCCAAACCTGATGAGGAGCCTCTCCTCCCAGTCCTTCTTCTCCTGGAGGCCCTCCGCTAGGATGGTGTTGCCATCCAACTGGACGCCACCGTTGGGCCCAGGGGGGTTTGCAATCCTCGTCCTGATCCTGCCGAGTATGATCTTGGCGAAGGCGAGTGCTCCCTCCTGCATGGCCTGGGTGACCTGCTTGAAGTCGGTTTTGCGCTGGATGTACTTCACCACAACTGGGTATGTCCTGTATGGAATAGGGTACAGCTTGACGTGCCTGTATCCAGCAAGCCACTCCCAGCCGCCCTGCTGGCCCGAGACACGGTTGTACATGTCCTCGTACTGCTTGTAAAGCACCCAGTCGCTCATCTTGCCCCAGACGGGCTGCTGCGGGTTGATGCCGCCTGCGATGGAGCCGTATGCGCCGGCCCCCATGTACTCAAGGGGTATGACGCCACCTAGGTCGCTCGCCGAGAAGGCGTAGTTGGCAGTCTCCTTGTAGGCGATCTCCCTGATGTAGCCGACATCGACCGGCATCTCATACACGCTCTGACCCGGCACGGTGTAGAAGGTGTAGTACTGGAAGTACTCCATCGGGGCGTACTCCTCGAAAATCTGCAGGGCGAAGTCAACGCAGTTCTCAAGCTGCTGGTCGTCCAACTCCAGCGGCAGAACGGGCGCCCCAAGCATCGTCAGCACGTAGTCCTTGATCTGCTCACGGACCTTGTCCCTGTTCCTTCTCGGCCCCACACGGTCCAGCGGCTCCGTTGGGCCTATGTTATCGCAGCCCTGTCCGCACGAAAGCTGGTTGAACTGGTCCTGAGTCGGCCTCGGGATGTAGAGCACGTTGTTGTTCATCTGGAACCTTAAAAACGGAGCGGGATGTTGTTATATATCCTTGAGACGATGAACATTGGCCAGAGCACAAGGTGTCAAGATGATCACTAACTTCAGGGAGTTCCTATACTCGAACCTCCTAGCGGACGGCGCCGTGAGGCTGTTCGCCAAGAGGCAGTTCGGCATTCTCAACGAGATGGCCGAGTACAAGGACAAGCCAAGAAAGGCTGTGCACATCGACTCAGACGACATCGAGTTCCTGCGGCAGTTCCCCCACGAGTACTGGGGCCAAGCTATGCATGTGCGCTACCGCAAGCTATTCGAGAGACTCAAGAAGATGCACGAGATCAAGATAACCTTGGGTTTCGAGCAGCTCAAGCAGGCGATATACGAGGCGCTGAGAACTCAGACCGACGAGGCTTGGCACAAGCTGCGAAAGCTGGAAGAGGGAGCAAGGATTTCGAGGAGGAAGATCGAGGAGCTCCGCAGCGACTACCCTGCTTCCGTGACTCACGGCGACAGGCCGCTGCCAAACAGGGAGATTCTCGACATAGCAGAAAAGGTCGCACACGACCACATCAAGGCCAAGAACATCCACCTGCCAGGAGGCAACGACCCCGAGGAGTTCACGTTCCGTGACACGAGCTACGACCCCGAGACCGACAAGAGGCGTGGCAACAGGTCGAGGCAGCTTATAACGATCATGGCCAAGCCCTTCCTCAACAGGTTCTACCACAAGCTGGAGCAGACAGGAGGCATAGAGCACCACGCCGATAGCGGCCTCTCCGGTCAGGGCGAGTATGGCTTCGACATGAGCAATCCGATCGAGGCCATAGACTTCGACCCGAACAACCCTGATCAGGAGAGCGTTTTCGGCGACAGCACATCGGGGCTCAGGTTCCCGAAACTCAACAACCTTCACGAGAGGCTAAAGTCTTTCCTTGTGCTCAACTCGCACAGCATGTTCGGCGACCTGCCAGCCGGATCGGACATCAAGTGGATGCCTTCAGGGATGGAAGACACCCACACGGTCGGATGGCACAGGACGAAGATACTGGCGAGGATCATGAGTAAGCTGCGCAAGGCGAGGAGGACTGACGGCCGCATGGCCGAGAGGCTCGATACTGAACCGAAGCTGCGTGCCGAAGCCAAGCGACGAACAGAGGCCCAGCTACTGAAGATGGCGAGGAACAAGAAGCTGTTTGGGCCTCCCGTCCCCGGAGTTCCCGACGAGAAGCGTTCCGCAACCATCGACGCAAGGGGAAAGATCAAGAACCCGCCACTTTTCCTCCCTTACCGCAAGGAGAAGGTTCAGGTCAAGCAGGGCGATAGGGTGGTCGAGAAGGAGTCATGGATTCCTGTCGTTAACTCATCGCACCTCTACAGGAAGCTTAACTCCAGCGACTATAAGGTCGAGAAGTACAAGGATGAGTTCGGGCGAGAGAAGACCCGCAAGGTGCTCATTCATCCCGAGGACAAGCTCCGTGGTTTCTCCAAGGACTTCATCAAGGTTGACGGCAACGAGCAGTACGGCAAGTCCGTGCAGGGCAAGGGGTCGATTCACCTGAACTACGGGACCGAGAGCATCAAGCACATGGTGAAGCACACGCCGGGCTTCAAGAAGAAGTACGGCGAAATCTTCGGCGACCAGCAGGAGGTTGGATACAGGGTGGCCCCGAGGACTGGCGAGGAAGGCCGTGGCTACAACCTCAGCTCCGAGCAGGGCTCCGGATTGTACGACGACATCGTTGGAGGAATCCTCGACTGCGTTGAGAGCGGCAGATGCGGCGGAAACACGGAGTTCGAGAGCACGCTGATGCTGCAGAGCGTCCCTGAGATACATCAGATCATCTACCAGACGATCCTGCTCGACATCGACAACAAGGACCTGCTCGAGAAGGGATCGAGGAAGGATTACGTCAAGAGCAAGACATCCCTTTATGCGCAGAAGAACTGGGGCGGCGGCAGCAGGAGGCTGAGGGCATTCACCGACCAAGCACGTGAGATGTTCGCAAGCATACAGGCAAGGCCTTTGGAGCACGGGCAGGACAGGAAGCTCCACAACTACCGCAAGATGGTAGAGGAAATCTCCGTCCTAAGGCGTCGTGCCCACGAGGCCGACCAGCAGAGCGTCGACGCCCTGTCCAAGAGCCGTGTTGACCTTGGCCCCGATGTCGCAGCGCAGCTCATGAGGATCGTCAGCGAGAAGAAGCAGATCGCCGAGCAGTCAGCCGACATACTGCAAGCTTTGTACACCTACGTCCACGCCAAGGATTCCGACTTCAGCCCCGAGAAGGCAAGACAGTTTGCGGACGACCAAGTCGAGAGCTGGATAGAGGCAGGCATGAAGAGCGAGAAGATGGTTGCCAGCCTTCAGCGTCATCCGCTGGTGGTTCAGGCCATGTCACAGCTCAAGGCTGCAGGCCAGACCGGCAAGCTGGAGCTGTCCTCTGACGCAAGAATCGATGACGAGACAGACTACGCCAAGATGTATGCCGACCAGAGCTACGATGAGGATCTTCGCCGTCTCGGCGGTAACGACCAAGACGAGCAGATGAAGACCAAATACGCCCCAGCAGCCGGCGGCATGAGCCGTTTTGTCCTGTCGGACGTCAAGCAGAAGCTCCAGTCGGAGTTTAGGTGGCTTCGGAACACAGCTTCCGACGTGCAGCAAGACCTGGCCAAAATCCTGCGTGCGACGCAGGACGCCATCAACAAGAAGATGCAGATCAGGACGGCTCCGGCGACAAGGCCCGGGCAGCCTAGGAATCTCACCGTCACGGCCACGCCGTGGCAGCAACTGCGTCGTGAGCAGACTCCCCAGGCAAACTTCCAACTCGCCATGAACAAGAACTACCACCGTGTGGCGATACCAACCGCCCTTCGCAAGCTAAAGAAGTTTCTCGTGGACAACAAGGAGTCATACTCCGAGGACGACTACAAGCGTGCAATTGAAACGCTTGAGTCCTCGATGCGTGACAGGGGGATACAGTAATGGCTGGATGGCTTGACTACCTCAGCAACACAAAGTCGCACTATGTCAAGAAGGCTCTGTTCGAGGTTCTGAAGGAGAGATACCAACCGAACGAGCCAATCATAGACAGGCTGAGCCAGATGCTGGTCACCGAGGGTGACGTTCAAGCGTTCTTCAAAATGGTCACGGACACCTATGAGGCCGGCTACATGAAGAGCGTCTCGGATCACGCAGATCAGCTCAAGAAGCTCGGAGTCACGGCACGCATAGTGCCTTCCCAGCAGAACGGCTAGTCCTGCTTGAAAGAAGGCTGGTAGTCGCTCGGCATGCAGGTCAGAAGCCTGCCCATAGCCTTGGGCTCTGAGGACTGCACCTTCCACCACCTCTTGCTGTTGATCTTCGGGTACAGGACAGAGTCACGCTTGATGTCGGCGTCAGTCCAAACCTCAAGCCCAAGGTCGCTCTCGGATATGATGACCCCCTCGAAAGAGAAGGGGTCCTCGTACCTGACGGTCTTGTATACGTCGCCGTACAGGCTATCCCTCTTGGTGCTTACCTTAGCCGGCAGGCAGTGTATGAAAACCTTGTCTATCTCAGGAGAGGCCGGCTCGTCAGCTCGGCTGTCCTCGTGAACCTCGACCTTCCTCTCGACCAACGGAGCGTCGTCATCGGTCGCACTGTCTTCAAGCTTGGCCTTTTTGGACTTCTCCGGCACGACAATTCTTATTGACGACTTGGTCTTCTCCAGCTCGTTTACGAAGTCGTCTGCCACCTCAACCGGCTGGGGCTCGGAGCGCTGATTCTCAACCTCCGGCATCTGGCCTGAAAGATTGGAGAATCTTTCGGATGACCATTTCATGTTGTGTAGAGTGAAGGAGCCCCATGTCGCCTGGGTCTTCATAGCTGGATTTGGGCCGGAGAGCCTGTAAACGGAACCGTCTTTGTTCTTGAGAGCCATGTTGACGCACCTCAGGCATTATTTATCGGCCAATTTTGGAAAAAATTGTTCTATATAAAATCGACCTTACGTCGCCGAATACAAGGCTAAGGGAGAACATGGCTCTAGTAGTTCCAAACACAGCGGACGTTCTGTTCCTTAAGTTCATAGTCGGCTTCATCAGAGGCGACGGCGGGGCGACAGACTCCGGATACAACAAAATACTGCACCTCTACACCAACAACCTGACGCCGACGAAGGCCACTGCATACACTGACGTGACCGAGGCCACTCAGGCCGGCTACGCCGCTATCACGCTGACCGGCCCAAGCTGGACGGTTGGCACTAACACGGCAGGCACGAACGTCGCAACCTACAGCGCACAGACATTCACTTTCACCACAGCGGTTACCTGCTACGGCTACTTCATGACGAGTGTCACATCTGACCTTCTGTGGGTGGAGAGATTCTCCACGGCTCCGTTCACCCTACCAGCAGGTGGTGGCGAGATCGAGATAGTCCCACAACTTACGCTCGACTAACAAGAAGACGACTGGATGGGCCCGTGATTTTTCACGGGCCCATTTCTTTTGAAAAACACAAACGACTTATGTAGATACACCATCGAGGTGACCATGATAAGCAATTTCTCGGATTGGCTTTTCAAGAGCGAATGGCGCAGGTTTTACCGGGAGGTTTACCTGCCCGCCGAGCGCATCCTGAGCGAAGCTGTGGGTTCCGACCTGCCGACGGACGTAAACCAGTTCATAAAGACGAAAACCGGGTTCGACCACGACTACAAGGGCATGATAACGAACCTAGTTCGGCGCACCATGTCGTCGGGCGTCGCAGCCGGACTTGACCTCGATGACGCAGTGACGACGATCACGAGCGAGATCATGTTTGACCTGCACAAGCAGCCCAGCTCGCTTGTCGACAGCTTTGCCAGGTTCAAGGCGACCATCCCCGATGAATCCGAATACGAGAGGGCCGTGCTCGGCGTGATCGGTCAGGCGATCAAGAACAAGCTCGTCGACATCAGGCGTAAATCTGGCGGCAGGTGGGTTGAGTCAATATGGAATCAGCTTAGCAACAAGAACGACTTCTCCGGATTCCCAGATCAAGACAAGGCCAAAGATGCGTACGCTGTGCTCACGGCCGGGGGACGAAAGCCGTCATTCAGGGAGAAGTCGGAGTTCATAGTCGCACACGGGCACAGGGACATACCGAGGTCCGCCATACCCGTCAGCCAGATGGCGCAGAAGTCAGACGGCTCGAGCAGAACCATGATGCGTGAGCCGGGCGTGATCGACGACCCGAGCAGCGGGATGCGCCTGAGCGAGCTCCAGAAGAAGATCATAGAGGCTCTGACCAAAAGCCGTGCCAAGGCGACCAAGGAGAACCAAAAGCAGAACTTCACCCTTGCAATCAAGATGGTTCAGGACGACCTGATTGGCGAGGACGTCCCGAGCACGATGGTCATAGAAAAGTACAAGGCTCTGCCGGACGGGAGCTTCCCGCTCGGCTTCCAGGTCACAGAGAACCGTGTGAGGCAGGCCATGAAGGAGATTCCCAAAGCGACCCTGTCAGTACTGCAATCGATGGGTGACATATACAACTTGCGCAAGTTCTCAAGCGCAGTTGCAGAAGAAGAAGACGAGGATTAAGAATGACCCTCAAGAACTGCGATGGAACGCCGTACAAGCTGCGTGGCAGCATCCAGATGTACGACCCTCTGGACCGCACCCACGACCTCTTCAACTTATGGGATGAGGAGGCCATCAGAAGGGGCGGGTCGCCAATATACTATTACGAGGTCATCATCACCCAGAACATGATCGACCCGATTTACCTTGAGGCTCGGAACAAGCTTTTCTCGAACAACCCTGTCCAGCTATGGTGCACCTACGACCCAATACCGTCGCAGAACCTAGTGAACCAGTTCGGCATCGACGCCCCTGACGAGATGAAGTTCGAGCTGAACTACAGGTCGGTGCTCAAGGCGGTCGGCCACCCACCAAAAATAGGCTCGAGGCTTTTCACGCCGCACCTCAGGGAAAACTGGGTGATAGTGCAAAGGAATCTGGGCGAGTTCAAGATGTGGGGCGCCCTGAGGATCGAGCTGATATGTCAAAGGTTCCAAGAGGATGTCGTCACGGGAGACGGCAAGGTCACGCAGAAAGAGCCGGATTTGAAAATCAAAATCGTTTGAGGTGAGTCATGAAGTCATTCTACGAGTTCTACCAGAAGATGCTCAGGGAGCAGGCGCCGGCGCCTGCCGGCCAGAACCAGCAGCCGGCGGCCCAGAACCAGGCCCAGCAGCCTCAGCAGCAGGCCAAGCCCGCCAACACTGCGCAGGCAGGACAGGGCACGTCTCCGCCCATACCGGACAAGGCAACCCAAGCGATCATGGACACGCTCAAGGCAAACGCAGCTAAGGTCGCAGACCCGAAAATGAAGAAGACGTTCACAGACCTTCTGGCGAACATGGAGAAACCTAAGCCGGGAGCCCCTCAGCAGCAGCCCCAACAGGGTCAACAACAGGGTCAACAGCAGGGTCAGCAGCCCGCCCCGCAACAGGGACAGCAGCCAGCCCAGCCGCAGCAGCAACAGCAGCAAGCTCCACCTCAAAAGTAGTCTTGCGGTCGTAGAGGAGAGGCTTGCTGACTTTCGTCAGCAGCCTCCTCGGCAGAACAGGCTTGCGGAATGACGCAACCATCTCTCCGGCGACATAGAACTCACGCTTATTTTTCGGCTTCTGGATTCTGAACGCCTTCATCGGACCTCCGCTTCTTGACATAGCGGTTCTTGATCTGGATTTTTTTCTTGCCGGCAACCTTGCGCCTGTTTTCATCGACGAAATTGACGACGGCAGACGTTCCTCCCTTCACCGCTATGTTGTTCAAAACCTTATACTTGTCATCGAAATTCTTGCCCTTGTGGTCAACCCAGTCCTTCGTCACGAAGTGCTTTGCGACATCCGTCATGGCCTCGTCGAAGGTGTGCCTCCCGTTGATCTCGGCTATGTTCATCTCCCGAATATCCCAGACGCATTTTCTCGGCATCACGAATATCTGTGCGTAAGGCTCACCCTTCCTGAACTTGATCGACTGGCCGGGCATCGGGTTTTTGAACACCACGAAGAAGAACTTCGTCCACCAGTTGGTCGCAATGTGCCCGGGGATTGGGCAAGGAACGGTGTTTGTCTCGTCCGTGAAGAACCTTGGGTGTGGCTCAATACGCAGTATGTGGTCCTCTGGCACCTTGATATCAAGGCAAGATGGCATGCCGAAGTGGCCTGGGGCAAAAGCTGCGAAAGGCGGCAGGGATATGCCGGGAACTCGCTTGTTCTCCTCCGTGAAGTCGCCGTCAACAACGAGGTTGCCGTCCTCGATCCTGACTGTGGCCTCGGTGTCAAATGAGTAGCACAGCTCAAGACCGTATGTGGATGCCTCGACGAATGGCACGCAGTGCCAAGGCTGGGCCTTGTCCCCGTTACTCCTTTGGTTGTGGACGCCGCTCCACCCAGGAATCTGGAGCTTAATCGGCCTAGGCGGGATGCCCTGATACCAGGTCCTGTACGAGATGGGGATATTTGGCTCGCTCATGGATAACTAACCGTGGAGGGAACGTGTCAGAAGAAAACGTCAACCAACAGCAGAAAGACTACGATCAGTGCAACCCGAAGGCAAGCCGGCCTGATCCCAACCTCGACCCTGCCCCACCCTACTGCGACGCCGGCGACGTGTCGAGCGAGAACCGCAGATCCATCAACGACGAGAGCCTAAACTGGCTCAAAGACCAAACGATGAACAAAACGGGCTACGGGGCCCGTGTGGACTGCGACCCTGTCCAGCGTGGCCAGATTCTGAACGATGTCCAGAGCCCATCGAGAGACGTCCTGTACAGATACTCCAAGTCGATCCGTGGCACGGACGAGGCCATGATAGACATGTTCAGGACGGTCGTCGTCATTGACGAGGACGGCAAGGCCTGGCCCGTCCCGGTGATGATGGGACCGCCGGAGAAGGCGGTTGCGGCAATCATCCAAGACAACGTCCGCAAGGACGAGACCCTCGTGGTCAACCGCATCAAGCTGCCCATGCTTGCCCTTACCCAGACCAGCATCGACTACGACCTCGCAAGGTACACATACCACCAGGCGCTGAACCTGTTCCAGAGGGCCGACGGGAAGCCTGGCCTGACGGTCAGCGAGAAGTACGACAGAGACACTATTTTCGGCATGGCGAGAGGAATCCCAGTCAACCTCGGCTACACGCTCACGGCATGGACCATGTACCGAGAGGACATGAACCAAATTCTAGAGCAGGTGCTTTCAAAATTCAGCCAGGTGGCATACATACGGGTGACTGGCGTGCCATGGGAGACAATTGTCAAGCTTGATTCGATAGCGAACAACATAAACAACGAGCCTGGAGATCAAGCGATCAGGATCGTCAAGTATGAGTTCAACATGACGGCTCAGACATACGTAGCCCAGCCCATCCAGAGAAAGAAAGCCGTGCTGAAGATGAAGGTGGACTTCGTCGATGGCATCACAGATCAAGACATCACGCAGGTGTTGGCGAGAATCGAAGAGTCAGTGAAGGAACTGCAATGCTAGAGATCACGAACAAGAAGAGGTTTCCGGTACAACTGATCGTGAGGTCTCGGAGGGCCTCAAGGTCTTTCACAACCCTGAATTTGCCCGGAGTCGGTTCGGGAAAAAATGTTTACCATTTAGAAGATGAAAGATCAACTGAATACATAGATAGAGCAGCAAACGATGGATTGATTGCCATCAGGAAAATCACAAATATGACTCGAAAGGGAGAATAAGACTATGGCGATTCTTACAGGGTTTCCCCCTTCTAACACTATCAGCCCGAGTGTTAGAATTGCAGAAAAAGACCTGAGCTTCATTGCTCCTGAGCAATCGGCTCACAGGGCGGGCCTGATCGGATTCGCCTCCAAGGGTCCAATTAACCTTCCGACACCAATCTCAACCAGCCGCCAGCTCCACACCGTATTCGGCAACCCGCATCCGGACACGAGCGACCCGTTCCTCATCTACGCTGCCGACCAGTACCTTCTGGTCGCCAACGAGCTGTACGTTGTCCGTGTCGCCGACGACGATCCCGTCAGCGACGAGCAGGCCCTCACCGCCACCGTCGACGTGCCAGCCGCTGGCAGCCTGATCGAGATCGAGTCAGCCACCGCTGGCCCCTACACCTTCGCCGAAGATAGCTTCTTCCGCTGGAAGCTGAACGGGTCGCTGTCCGACAAGACTCTGGTCGTCCTTGCCGACACCTACAACGTCGACGACTTGGTGGCTGCCCTTAACGCTCAGATCGACGCCGAGAACGACGGCATCGAGTTCTACGAGAGCGCAACGAACACCATTAGCGTCAAGACCATCTGGGCTTATGGACCATCCTCCTCTCTGGAGTTCGTGTCCGTCCAGAACGCCATCTACGGCGGATCGGTCAGCGATCCCTTGAGCATCCGTGACAACCCCACCGGGCTCGGAACGGACATGGAGCGTGCTGCAGCCGAAGGCGACGCCAACGGCTACCCGCAGGTGTCCACCGACGCCAACGGCTACTGGGACTTCACCGCCATCACTGGCGCAAACATCCAAATCGTACTCGACGGCACCGACAACGTCCTGATTGACCAAGTCGTGCAGGTTATCGAGTTCGGCAGCGCAAGCTACCCGACCGACTACTTCGCAAGCACCCAAGACCTTGTGAACTACATCAACGCCCAGAAGACCGAGAACGGCGGAACCCTGCCAGGCGGCTGGACAGCCATCCTCGGCACCGTATCCGCACCCGGAGTCGGCAACACAATCAGCTTCGTGACCAACAGCCACGGCGTTGACGCCCGCCTTCTGGTCAAGGCTGAAAGCACCTTGGCCGTGGCCTTGGGCCTGCCGACCACCACAAAGGTCGGTGTCACGCCCGAAGGCCAGACTGGCGCAGTCGGCATCGAGACCTTCGGCAAGGTGATCGGCGACGACAACACCACCGGCGAAGTGACCTTCATCCTTAACGCTGACTCGCCGGGAATCGACGGAAACTACACCCAAGTCGTGATTACGAATGACATCTACGGTCGCTCGTTCACGATGGAAGTCTACAACAACGGCGTCCAGGTCGAGTCGTGGGGCGGTCTGACCAAGAACAGCTCGAGCCGCTTCTATGTGGAGACCTACCTCGCCTTGGTTAGCGACTACATCCGTGCGGTCGATGATACGACTGTAGGGGCAAGCCCCGAGGACGGAACCTATGACCTCGCAGGCGGCACCGACGGAATTCCCGCCGACCCCGACGCACAGGACGCCCTGCTGCTTGGAAGCCCCATCGGCTTCACCGGCATGTACGCTCTGAGCGAGCCCGAGCAGGTCAACATCGACCTCGTCGCAATCCCCGGACACTCCAGCACCGCAGTCGTCACCGAGATGCTGCAGTTCTGCCAAGTGTACCGTCAGGACTGCCTCGCAATCGTCGATCCTCCTTTCGGCCTGAACGTCAAGGAGATCGTCTCCTGGCAGAACGGCGCCCACCCGCTGAACACCACCAGGTTCGACAGCGATTTTGGCGCTCTCTACTGGCCTTGGGTCAAGATCTATGATCCGTACAACAAAGTCGACGTGTGGTGTCCGCCTAGCGGAAGCATCATGGCCGTCATCGCCCGAAGCGACTTTTTGGCTGCTCCTTGGTTCGCCCCTGCCGGTCTGACCCGTGGGCAGGTTCCGAACATCACTGACGTCTACAACCGGCCGACCTTGGCCGAGCGTGACCTGATGTACGGCAACCGCAACGCCGTCAACCCGATCGTTCAGTTCGCTGACGTCGGCGGGTTCGTAGTCTTCGGCCAGAAGACCCTGCAGCGCACCCCAACCGCTCTCGACCGTGTCAACGTCCGCAGGATGCTGTTCTACGTCGAGAAGCAGATCAGGATTGCCTGCCGCAGCCTGCTGTTCGAGCCCAACGATGAAATCTTCCGCCAGCAGTTCATCGAGATCGCAACTGCGATCCTGCGAACGGTGCAGGTTGGCCGTGGCATCACGGACTTCATCATCAAGGCCGACGAGGAGCTCAACACTCCCGACGTAATCGATCGCAACGAGTTCCGGGCCAGGATCGGCATCCAGCCCACCCGTGCGGTGGAGTTCATGTTCATCGAGTTCTCTATCCACAGGACCGGCAGCTTCGCCACGCCTGGCGCCGAATCCTTCTAAAGCCTAACAGGAACCATCAAAGGAGATTATCATGGCACAACAAATGGGTCTGGGGCAGCTTGCCAACCACGACTTAGTCTTCAAGAGGAAGTATCGGTGGACGTTCTCGCTGAAGCCATACTGCACCTCGGCTATCCCGGAGGCCTTCGTTAAGGTCGCCAACCGTCCCAGCCTCACCATCGAGGAGACGGAAATCAACTACCTCCACGGCAAGATGTGGATTCCCGGCAAGGGCACTTGGGAGCAGCTCACTGTCACCTACTATGACATCGGCAACACCCAGGGCATCGCCAACCTCTACAGTTGGCTCGCCGGAATCTACGACTTCACCAACCCCACCCAGCTTAACCAGGGCTCTAGGAAAGGCGACGCCGGAAACTCCGGCTACGCTGGAACCGGCACCCTGAAGCTGTACGATGGTTGCGGCGTGACGATGGAAACCTGGACGCTGGAAGGCGTCTGGCCAGCCTCGATCAACTTCGGAGACTTGGACTACAGCAGCTCCGAAGAAGTCACGGTCGAGCTGACCCTGCGCTTCCACAACGCCACCTACCAGCCCGGATGCGGATCGCAGTTCACACCCTGCGCCTGCCTCGGTTGCGGATAACGCAAGCTGTAAAACCCAACGAACCCTGTATATCGCTAAAGCTGGTATACAGGGTTCTTTTCACATACGAGGAAAGTCATGGCAACATCGATGGGTCTTGGGGCCCTTGACACCTACAACGCCTGCTTCAAGAGGAAGCATAGGTGGATTCTGGAAATTCCCGAGGTCAGCTCCGTTGGAGCAAACGTGCTTTTCCATTCCAAGGGCGCTAGGCCCTCGCTTCAGTTCAAAGAGATTGAAGCTCTGCACGTGACTGAAACCGTGTATTTCCCCGGTCGTCCGGACTGGAAGCCGATCAATCTAACACTTTACGACACAAAAGTGGGCGACTTCAATAATATCCACCCCGTGTTTGAGTGGATCAAGAGAATATACAATCCGCAGACTGGCGCATGGGGCTACGCCATTGACAATAGGATTGGACGTTTGGGTTACAATGTAGGATTCAAGTTGTCTACTTGCTATCTTTCCCTGCTGGACGGCTGCGGGGCGATGATTGAGGGGTGGAAACTCGAAAACGTCTGGTGTCAGAACGCTGAGTTCGGCGAGCTGGACATGCAGTCCAGCGAGGTGGTCACCTGTGACGTCACTCTTCGATACGACAGGGCCTACTGGCAAGCAGTAAGGACCTAGTCCTCGCTCTGGTCGGAGCCGCCATCATCAACCTTAAGTTCCTTCTGGAGCAACTCTTGGCAGGCCTTGATGGCATCCTCTAAATCTTTGGGCTTGCACTTGAGGACTCTGCAGGCGCCCGACTTGTTGAGACGGCCACGCTTGGTGTAGACCTGCGAGTCGTTCAACAGAAAGGCGTCAACAAGATTTCCGTAGCCGTTATCGATCAGCTTCTGGATGAGTTCTTGGTTCTCGATCTGGTCGAAAATGTTCTTAGAGTTCTTGGTCATGTTATGTCCAAAAAAATGGGTGTGCAATTATATTTTTCAGACTATATCGATTCAAGCGTCGCTTACGATGTTGTGTCTCTTGTAAAGACTTTTTGTCTTGCTGGTAGGTATCTTGCAATCCATTTGTATCTGCACGAAGTCAAGGTACTTTCTTTTAAGCTCGTTGTAGTTCCTAGCCGTGCGGTATAGCTGCCTGAAATGGTTCAGGATGCATGTCGTCATGTAATTGAAGGCCTTGCCCTTCTTGGGGTCAAACCTGTCAATCTTCTCGAAGCAGATCATGACGCCCTCCTGAATGGCGTCGTCCTGATCTATCAGGTTAAATTTTGCGTAGCGGACTATGTTCTCGGACAAAGTGTAGAAGGCAATTGCCAAGTCGTCCTGTGCGTTCTCGTAGTCGAAAGCGAGCTGCTTGAAAAGCTCCTCCACCTCGCACCACAGGGCCGGCTTCTTGAAGCGTCCCCTGCGCATCGTCCGCTGTTGCGTGGCGATGATGTCATCCATGAAGAGCTGGTACTTGATCCTCTCCCTCTTGGCTTTCTGGAAGCGAACGATCAAAGCCTCGAAAGTCTTGTTGTTCAGATACTCAGTTGCCATCAGTCTCCTTGGACAAACCCATACAAGGTAAACTATACCACAATATGAAAAGATTGCAAGATATTTTTTTAGATATCATCAAAAATCCTGATGTACCAAAAAACTATCGTGACCTGAGACTTTACTACCTGAGCGCCAAGCTGCAGGACGAAGCCGATGCCGTGGCTCACCTACTAGAGCGTAGATTCAAAGAAAATGAAGAACCCACTGACGGTCCACATACTGACTAAGGACAACGAGTCCGACATATGCTCATGCCTTGAGAGCGTCCGATCCTTGCCTTGCGAAATCATAGTTGGCGACCTTGGCAGCAAGGACTCGACGAGGGAGAAGTGCAGGCTTTTTGACGCCAAGATATACCGCATCTCGCTGAACGATAGCCTAGCCAGAGCCAGGAACGAGTTGGCCTCTCATTCCGAGACACCTTGGAATATGTGGATCAGGCCGGAGGAGATCATAATCAGCGGGCACGAAGCAATCATGGAAGCCATGGCGTCAGGAGAAGACAAGGCCTTCAACATACACCTGATGCAGGGTGACATCGTCACCAAGCCCGCAAGAATTTGGCATCACGATACCTGCGCCAAGTTCAAGAACCACGCCTTTGAAACCCTCGACTGCGTCGCAACTGACATAGACTCCTTTCTCGTTTCAAGCGGGACACGCCAAGCCCTAGACATAGTGGAAATATGCACTAGGTGGCACGCCTCGATGCCCCTGTCGGCCGAGCCGCTCTACTACCTGGCGTGCGCTCACCTGCAGCGGGGCAGCGCCGAAAACTTCCTGAACTACGCAGAGTCATACCTGCACGCCGAAAAGAAGCAGCAGATGTCATACTTCATGATCAAGTACTACATATGCATGGTTTTGTGCTACCACAAGAAAGACTACAGGCGTGCGCTCGAGAATATAATCCCGTGCTTGGCCAAGTGCCCTGCGATGGCGGAGTTCTGGTGCGTCGCCGGAGACGTCTTCTACAACGCAGGCGACTACTCAAGGGCAATTTCAATGTACACAAACGCACTTGTCGTCGGCGAGAGGAGGCGAAGCGACTCCTGTTGGCCGATGGAGGTGTCAAAGTACGGGGACTACCCCAAAACTATGATCGAATCCTGCAAGACGCTTGCCGGCGTATCAAAGGTTTACGTTGGCAGGGCCTAGTAGACCAACTCTATCTCGTTGACCACGACTGTCACCTTGTCCTCGAACCTCGCCACGGCGATCTGCTTCCTGCCTGGCGGAAGCTTCTTGAGCTCGGACTCGAGCTCGCCTGCGCTGCAGTTGATTACCTTCCAGTGGTTTTCCGCAAGCTTCTTCACCTCTTCCTCGACGTTGCTTATTGGCCTGTTGGGGAAATAAGCCGAGAGCTGGCTTCTCGCCTCCTTGAGGACCTTCTGGTAGATCGGGACGTTGCAGGCGCAGCCTGGGTTGCTCAGGAACTTCTGAAGCTCCGGCTTCAGTGACTCTGGGAGACTGTTACGGAAGCGGGAGTCCCTCAGGGCCTGCTTCACGTCCAGAAGGGTTATTGGTCTGCTCATTCTTTCCCTCTAGGTTTGGTACTGCCGGAATTGTGTGCCCACGCAAAGTGAAGCCGCACCTCGGGCACCTGTACATCTTGGGCCTCTTTACGTCGGGCGGCACGACAAGCTTTCCCGAATACTTGTCAACCTTGGGGACCAAGCGCATCGGCTGAGTCCTCTTGATCTCGATGAGGTCGTCGAGGTCCATGCCGTTTGTGTATTTCTTCAGGTTGCAGTTGCTGCAATGAAGATAGTACTTAAACTCATTTGTCATCTTGAGTGTTCTGTGTATCGATGAATGTCGGCTCTCCGGGCATGCTCACTATGGTGTTCGCCTCTAGGTAGTTGAGCCAGACGGCAGCGGAGTTCGACAGGAACCCACCGGCGCAGCCGCATCCGAAGATCTTGAGCCACGAGATTATGGTGCTGCAGTCTCCGGCCGACACCAGCCACACCCAGCCCATCAGGAAGCCGCACCACGTGCCGCAGCACAGGTAGCAGTCGACGACGTTGCCCAAGTGGGGAATCCGCAGCTTTTCGCTAATTGACTTGACCAGGTCCCTGAACCACTGGAGGATGCTGCCGTCAACAATTATGTGGCACATCCCAATCGTGCTCAGGCAATACATAAACATATTCCATGCGCTCATGACTATCTCCAGAAAGATGCCTTTATCAAATCCCCTGTCCTAGTGATGCAGAAGTCCTTGTATCCGCTGTACTCGCATATACTGCCGGCGTTCTCGGCCTCGAACTGGTAGCTGTCGGCGACCTTGTCGCTGAGCTTGCTGACGACGACGGTGTCGCCAAAGTGGGCCATAAGCGCCTCGACGCTTCTAGCATCAAGTGAGTTGAGAAGCTCGAAAACGCTGCGCTTGGCTAGGCTTTTCATCCCGGGAACTATGAAGGACAGGTTGTACTGGTCAAAAAGGTGTTTGAACCAAGGCAGGACGGCCTGCACGGTGCGGTCCATGAAGATGAGTTCCTCCACGTTTTTGAAATTTATTTCCATGTCACTCTCACTTAATTACTTCCGGGCCGTGCGCAGCCGGAACGCCGTTAATTGAGTGGCGGAAGGAGACAAAAAATGACCGATGAAGTTTTTCGCCCGAGAAAGTCACCCATTCCCAATCAGGAGCAAGCCGTGAGTCAGGACCAAGGTAATCCAGTCGATCAGGTGCAGAATTTTCAGAGTCAGGTCCGTGGCGACTCCCCAGCCCCCGCCCCGAAGGCTTCCGAGGGCGCAGCCCCATTCCAGGTTTCAGGCGCAGTCCCGCCAGCCTTCCAGGCTGCATTGGCTGCAGCACGCCAGCAGAACACCCCTGTCGAGCAGCAGCTCAGCGGCAACGACCCCAAGCGTGGATTCGGGCAGATGAGCGCAGGCGGCGAGGCCCCCGTGGCAAGGCCGCAGCAGCAGCAGAGCCAGATTTCTGGATCGAGCCACCTCAAGGACCTGTTGGCCTCCCTGAAGGACAACGCCGGCGTCTACGAGGAGATTCAGCTACCCTCCAAGGGTCGCTTCTACGACGGGACGAACGGCCCATCCAGCGGCATCGTCTCGATTAGGCCAATGACGGGCGAGGAGGAGCAAATCCTCGCCACGCCACGTCTGGTCAAGAAGGGCCAGGCAATCAACATGATCTTCCAGAAGTGCATCAAGGAGCAGTTCCGTGCCGAGAACCTGCTGACGGTCGATCGCACATATCTCCTGATCTACCTCCGTGGCATCAGCTACTCCCCCAGCTACGAGGTGGAGATCAAGTGCCCCGAGTGCGACACGAAGTTCAACACCGCAATTGACCTCAACAACCTTTACGTTGACTACTGCCCAGACGATTACGGGCCGGAGCTGCGTGATGTGCTGCCGAACAGCAAGCTGCCCTTCTCCTACAGGCTGAGCAGCGGCCGTGACGAGCAGGAGGTTTCGGAGCACCGGGAGCGACGCATCAAGGCGTTCGGCGACTCCGGTGCGGATGACACCCTGCTGTACCGGACTGCGCTTCTCCTGAACGACATCGACGGCATTAGCGACAAGAACGAGCTTCAGATCCTGCTGAAGAACCTGCCAATCAGCGACGTGTCCCACCTCAGGAACTGCATCAACGAGCCGTCGTTCGGCGTCGACACCAACGTCGAGATCGTGTGCGCAAGCTGCCTCGCCGAGTTCACCCTCGACCTGCCGCTTGAAGCAAATTTTTTCTTCCCACGCCGCAGAAAGACGAAGACCCAAGCATAGCGCTGTGGAAGTCGCTGGCGGAGGAGATCTTCTTCTTCCAGTACCACATGCACATGGATCCGGAGAGGTGCATGCGCATGCCAATAATCCTGCGGCGGTGGATGATCGAGCGCTTCGTGGAGCAGAGAGAGGGCGAGAACAAGGCCATCGAGGCTCAGAACAGGAAAGCCAAAAGTAGGTCCAAATAACCATGAGCAAAGAGCGATTCCAGAATCCGGCCTGCGGCGACGAGCTCACGCTCCGCCTATTCACCTTCAACAGCAACAACCGGAGCAACGTCCAGAGCATACAGGACGTGAAGATCTACTTCATGGACCCGTCTGCCGTCACGACTACAAACCCTGACGGCAGGGTGCTCGTCCAGACCGTCCCGAGCAGCGAAATCCAGTTGCTCACCACCGGCGAGTATGCGATTACCGTATATCTTGACCCATCGACATACAGCATTGGAAGGTATCTAGATGTATGGTCGGTCACCTTCATGCCGGGCGAGTGCGCCAGCGCCGAGATCGAGAACACTTTCAAGGTGTTCTCCCAGCTATGGTTCACGACTCCGACCCCGCCGGTCTACGACTTCAACTTCAACTTCCGCCCGAACCGGATTCGGAAGGGTTCCAAGCGGTATTTGCTGATACAGGTCACCCCGAACGTCCCCAAGGGCGCTGACATCCTGCCATATTACGAGAACCTCGCAACGAACTCCGAACTAAGGGTCTCCATCGAGCTGGCCTGCGGGGACTGCGTACCGGCCGAGCAAGACCTGCGCCTCGTCGTCGACAGGCAGTTGGTGAACTACCGTGAGCAAGGATACGGGTTCTACTTCATCGACACTGATCAGTTCGAGGAGGGCATCTACAACATCTGGTTCGAGACGGTTCTGGGCGACAGCACCTACGTTTCCGAGAAGAACGCCCTCCAGATATATTCCTGAGGGTTGTTTACACCTCTGGGCTGGCCGTGGTAGATTGAATGGAATCGTGCCATTTGATGGCGCACTGAAGGCCAAAAATCACAGCAGCCATGGAGGTGCCGCATGTCCGCATCAATCAACGCCAAGCTCGACTTCTGGGTCAACAACAACCTCAACGTGCTTTTCAAGGGCAAGCATGGCGTCGGCAAGACCGCCATGGTTAAGGACGTTTTCGACCGCCACAAGCTCAACTGGCGATACTTCTCAGCAAGCACGATGGATCCGTGGTGCGACTTCATCGGCGTGCCGAGGGAGCGGACCGAGAACAAGATGCCCCCTGAATACTTCCTGCTCCGCAGCATAGCCAGCCTCGGCAAGTGCGTGGCCGTCAAGTGGGCGATGGCAAACTGGAAGATCGATGAGGCCGCATCGACTCAGATTGTCGATCACGCCCTGGCTGCCAAAGAGGGGATCACCTATCTGGATCTCGTTCGTCCGCACCAGTTCGCCACGGGCGAAGTCGAGGCCCTTTTCTTCGACGAGTTCAACAGGTCGCCCAAGAAGGTCAGGAACGCCGTCCTCGAGCTGATCCAGTTTAAGAGCATCAACGGGATGTCCTTCCCGAACCTCCGGTTCGTATGGGCGGCAATCAACCCGGACGACGACGACGTCAACGACTATGACGTTGAGAAGCTTGACCCTGCGCAGCAGGACAGGTTCCATGTCCAGATTCACGTACCCTACGCACCAAACGCCGAGTGGTTCCGCAGCCGATACGGCAACCGTCTTGCGGACTCCGCCATCGGCTGGTGGGAGGAGCTCAGCGAGGAGGAGAAGGACAACGTGAGCCCGAGGAGGCTCCAGTACGCCCTGGATGTCTACAAGGCCAAGGGCGACATGCGAGACGTGCTGCCCGTCTCGTCGAACGTCAGCAAGCTCACCTCGGCCCTGAACAACGGCCCCGTGACGGAGCGCCTAGAGACGATGCTCAACACACGGAACATCGAAGAGGCCAAGAAGTTCCTCGAGAACGAGAACAACTACAACAGCGCATCGAAGTACATCTTCGCCAGCGACAGGCTGCTGAGCTTCTTCGGTCCGGTCATGCCCAAGGAGAAGATATCGTCCCAGATGGAAGCGGACGAGAAGTTCTGCTCCCACGTGATATCGAACCTTGGCAAGCATCCGGTGTTCCACGGCATTTGCCACGACATCATGGATGCGAACCAGAACGCCAAGCTCTGCAAGAAGATTCGCAGGGCACTCACGGAGAGCCCTGAGCTTCAGGCCGCCTACAGGAGCAAGCCTGGCCACATCGATACACAGCAGGCCCTGCCGCTCCACTTCACCAAGTCTAGGTCTGACTATTCCAAGGAGCTCAGCAAGATCGACAGGGCACAGGTCGTCACCGTGCCCCAGAGGATAGCCCTCTACGAGAAGATAGACAAGCACATGCCGGAGGTAATGGACGAGCGGCAGGCCACGGAGACCCTCGCAGCCCTGAACTGCGTCTTCAGCAACATAGAGTCCATCAAGGATGAGTCCGAGAGGCAGAAGTGGCAGTTTTCCACGATCGTCAACAACAAGCCCTTCGGCAACCTCATGGGCATCATCAACAACTGCATCATGAACATAGCCCGCAGCAGGGGCATCTCCGCAAGGCAGGCCCTTTCCGAGTCCCAGACTCACTTCATGAGCCTTCTGGAGAAGATTCTGGTCAGTGGTCTCAGCAGTAGCCTGATGCAGGGGGAGTGACATGAGCGAAGACGTTGCGTACTGCAGCAAGACCAACGCTAGGATCACGAACGAGGAGTGGTTCGAGATCAGCCGTGCCCTCGAGCCGCACCATGCCGTCTTCTACAAGGTGTGGGAGATGGGCAAGCCGGTCTTTGACGACTCCATACCGACCGCATGCGTGCAGTTCGACAACGAGGGCAAGTTCATCTGGTTCCGGTTCAACCCAGGCTTCTGGTCAACGCTAGACCTGTACAACAAGCTCTTCGTGATATGCCACGAGGCGATGCACGTCGTTCTGAACCACGGCGCCAGGTCAAGGGACGCAGGGGTAAACTCCGCTGCAGCCAATGTCGCCATGGACATTGTCGTCAACCACACGCTCGTAAGAAGCTTCGGCTTCGAGAGGGACAAGATCGACAACAGCGAGAACTACTGCTGGATAGACACCGTTTTCAAGGATCGCACCCAGAAGCCAAGCGAAGACGAGACTTTCGAGCATTACTTCAACATGCTCGACGCAATAAGCATCGACCTTGTAGGCCCGGGAATGCCCAAGACCGTCGATGGCCACGAAGGCCTGGGCGACGGAGACTCAAACTGGGGCAAGGTGATCAAGGAGCTCAACGGCAGCCTATCCGAGGAGGAGAAGAAGGCAATCGAGTCAACGATTAAGAAGCACTTCCAAGATGAGGAGCGCAAGAAAGACGGCGATAAGTCCAAGGACGGGAAAGACGGCGGAACCCATGCCGGATCAGGCACTGGCGGTTGGTGCTTTGTCACCACGGGCCCACGCAAGCGCAAGAAGAAATGGGAGACCATCATCAAGAAGTGGGCGATCCGGCATCTCAAGACGACCGACAAGGAGGTCGAGCAGTGGATCAAGATCAACCGCAGGATGTCGATGCTCCCTAGGGACATGATGCTGCCGACGGACGCAGAGGTCGAGGTTGAGGACAGGGAGGCAACCAAGATCAAGGTGTGGTTCTTCTTGGACACCAGCGGATCTTGCTGGAATCTGAAAGACAGGTTCTTCACGGCAGCCGAGTCGCTGCCCGAGTATAGATTCCAAGTGCGCCTCTTCTGCTTCGACACGATGGTTCAGGAGACGACTCTGGAGAGCAAGAAGGTTTACGGCGGCGGTGGCACATCATTCAAGATCATCGAGGAACATGTCTCCAAGACGATGCAGAGGGAGAAAATCAAGCACCCCGATGCGGTTTTCGTCATAACGGACGGCTATGGGGACAACATCCGACCATCCAAGCCCGAGAAGTGGCACTGGTTCCTGACGGCCGATGGCAGCAAGGGCTGCATAGACCCTGGATGCAACATTTACAGCTTGGCCGAATTCGAGTGAATTGCGATTTTTGCAAGTCCTGTGCCGTTTTGGCAAATCGTGGTAGATTGAATCGTGCCTGCCTTGAGGCAGATATGCGAAAACTGCATATTCTATGCTTTTTCCGCATGTATTCTTTTATATTTGTAATTATGTATATAACTCTGAGCGAATGCTGCCTCTTGGAGGCCGGAGGGTTAAATGAAGACATTTCAGGAATGGCTCAGCGAGACGAGCGAGCATGGACACGTTGACTTCTGCGAGGCCTCGCTCACGAGGATGTTGTCCTTGGCGAAAATGCCTTTCGCCATAATCACCGCTTACAAGACCACCAACTCAGACGGATCGAAGCGCTCAAGGGCCGAGAACATCCAGAAGAACAGGGAGCTGCGCACCGTCCTGAACAGCAAGCAGATGGGCGTGCACCAGCTCATCGGGCACTGGCGTGAGTGCACCGCCACGGACGAGAATGGCGAGCAGATACCGTACAACGAGTGCCCACAAGACAAGCTTGTCGATACAATCGAGAGGTCATATTTCGTGCCTCGCCCCCAGAGGATGGACCAGGGCGAGTTCGAGGAGATGATCTCCGACATGGGGCGGATGTTCGATCAGAACGCCGTGATCGTCTCTGACGGCGAGGACGTGAACCTGATCTTTAACGACGGTGGCAAGTCACCCATCGGGAAAAGGGCTGCCCTCGGGCGGATTGCGCAGGCATACAGCCAGCACATCCTGAAGCAGAACGTGCCGTTCGTGTTCGAGGGATTCCAGCAGCTTGACGGCAACATCGCACGACAGGGCGCAGCCAAGGTGGGCCTGATCCTTCCGCCAATCAACGAGAAGGCGGAAAGGCTAAGCGGAAGGCTTATCAACTGAGGCGTCGATGAAGAAATGGTCCTTGAGCTTGAGAAGGTGCTCGAGGGCCACTCCGGTCCATTCCCCATACCTTATCGTGTACTTGAAGTCGTGGTCGCCAAGATCCTTGGTGAGAACGAAAGCCAGCCAAGGCTTCCTCGTCCTCTTCCAGCAGAGCATCGGCATCCTGCCGCACCTCCGACCGTCGTCGAAAGCCTGCTTTAGGAAGCTGTCTAGCTCGCTGTTGCCACGAACAAATAGGCTGTTGATGTCAATCCCGTCGTAGCCACCCTTGCTCTCTATTGCGAACCTGAATCCCACAGGGACGACCAGATCGCCGGAGAACACGTCCCGTGCGTGCTTCGGCAGGTGACTCACCTGGCTCCACCTGTTGCCTGAACCCACCGACCTTGAGAAGCCCGTGCCGAACCTGGCGTTCAGAACCTTGGTGAGGTCAAGCTCCGTCCTGTTTCCCTTGCGCTTTCCGTTCTTGCGCTTTTTCCTTGGTTTGGTCAAGTCGTCATTGACAAAATCATCGAATTCTTCAAAAGAGTGCATCTATTCCTTTCAGATCATCCCCTTGCCTATCCGGCACGGGACGAGTCTGGTTGGACAAAACCTTTCCTCGCCAGCGAAACCAACTCCTGCAGTTCCCTGAGCTTGCCGTCAAGCGACGACACTATGCAGTCAAAGCCATCCTTCGACAGCAGACCGTCCTGAGTCATGGCCTCCGATGCCTGCCTGACATCGTTGACGGCATCTATAAGAGAGTCGCACCTGTCATTAAGCAAATCCAGCCTGAGTCCGGAATCGCAAGAGTATCTCTCCTGGTCGATAAGGTCGTCGTCGTCCAGCATAGTGTGAACGAGAAAAGGCGGATCAACTTGCCGCAGCGGCACTATCGGCCCCTGCATCTCCCAAGGCCTCTCCTTGCCCTTTTGAACCATGTAGCGAACAACGTGGGAGCAAACCCTTTGCGACTGGTCGATGTTGAACTCCCAAATCTCGTAAGGTGGCAACTCCACGACCTTGACCGAGTCGATCGCAGACTTCGCTATGGGACAGGAACTCAACGCTTCCTGCCAGATGGCCGGCTCCGACATAAAGAATATCTGGCCTAGCTGGCTGCGCAGGTCAACGAGCCACAGAGGCCTGTGCTGGTTCCTGAATAGCCAGAGCGACCTCTCGTCGGCCGACACCCTCTCGGCGACCGCCACGGCCATATGCCCGTGGTTGATAAGGCCGAACACGTCGGATATTCCGCCGAGCCTGTTTCTGGATTGGTCTGCCTCCGCCGCCTGGATGATGCGGATCAGGATCTCAGAGTCACAGTCGGTCTTCACTGCGTACTTTTTCTTCAGAACCGAGTACTCGCAGTCGTCTATGCGCCCGTTGTGCACCAGAGCAAGCGACCTGTCCGAGCTAGTGAAAGGGTGGTTGTTGCCGTTGTCGGATGGCAGGCCGACGCCTTTGGACGCACCTCGTGCGTGGACGATCATCACGTCGGTCTGACGATCCCTCAGGGCTGACCAGACCGACTTCCTGACGAAGAGCCCGCTCCTCGTTGGCTCCTTGTGGTAGTAGACCTCCCCGAGCTTATCCACGCCCCAGTAGCCTGAAGCGTCAACGCCACGGATCTCGCTCCTCTCGAGCAAACCGCTGATTATCTCGAAGCTTATGTCGGGCGACTTAGACTCGCCTATAAATCCTGCGATGCCGCAAATGGTTCACCTCACGCTTTTATCAGAAGGCGTCCATAGGCCCGCTGCTGCCGCCGAGGCCGGGTGCGTAAATGTCTTGGCCCGGCGGAGTGGGCGGGCTTCCCTGCGGGACTGCATCGACGCTGCCGGGCTGTTCTGGTGCCGCTGCGTTCGCAGACTTAGGGCCATCTTCGGCCGGCACTTTTGCCGCAGACGCCTCAGCCCCCGCAGACATGTCCGTGCCCTTGCTGTCACCACGCTTGGACGGCTCGGTCGGAGTCATCTTGGATATCGGCACGCCAAGGTCGGCGACAAGCTTCTCGAGCACCTTGGCCGAGCCGGATATTTTGCCTGCAAGGTCGCCCTTCTCGTCGATTGCCTTGGCTAGGCTGAAGCCGACCTTCTGGAGCACCAGCAGGAACTTCTTCTCCTCACGGGGCCAACTGCTGTGAAGGATCGGCCTTATCTGGTTGATGATCTGCTGGGTGTATCGGACGAGGTCCCGTGTGCCCATGTTGGCTGCGTCAGTCTGCAGTTCCTGCACGGCCGTGAGTATGTCGCCGACCTTCTGACCGAGATAAGCCTGCTGCTCGTTAAGGAGAAACTCTTTGAAGTTCATGCGTTATCTATGCCGTGTGCATCTTGGTTTCGCTGATCTTCCTGTCGGCGACGGCTGCCGAGATAAGTCCCTTGAACAGCGGGGCTGCGGCCATTAGACGGCTCTTGAACTCAGGGTGGGCCTGCGTGCCTATGAAGTAAGGGTGGTGTGACCTGTCCAGCTCCATGATCTCGATGAGCCCAGGCTGGCCGTTGGCTGCGGTGCTGACGCCGCTGACCCTGAGGCCTTTCTTTGCGTAAGTCTCGATGTATTCAGGATTTACCTCATACCTGTGCCTGTGCCTCTCTGACACGACCTTTCCGCCGTAAAGCTCGTGTGCGAGGCTGTCCTTGCTGAGCTCGCACTCGTAGGAGCCCAGCCTCATGTTTGCGGACTTGGTCTTGAGCTCCTTTTGCCCTTCCACGAAGTGGACGACAGGGTGTGCGGTGGTGCTGTCGAACTCAAGGCTGTTCGCCGAGTTCATGCCGCAGACATTCCTTGCAAACTCCACCACGGCCATCTGCAGGCCGAGGCATATGCCGAGAAAAGGTATCCTCTTCTCACGAACGTACTGGATCGCCTTGATCTTGCCCTCGACACCACGGGCATCGAAGCCGCCGGGCACAATCACCCCATCGACATCTTCAAAGTACTTGTGCAATCCACGGTTATCTTTGTATTTCTCTAGATCCTCGGCGTTGATCCACTTGATCTCGATCTTGATGTTCTGGCTAACGGCGGCGTGCGTCAGCGCCTCCTTAAGGGAGATGTACGCCTCGTCGCAGTTCTCATACTTGCCGATGATACCGACGGTGACGGTCTCGACATCCTGATTGTCGTAGCGTTCGACGAAGTCCCGGTACTTGTGAATCCTGCAAGAGCTCCTGCCAAGCCGAAAAAGGTCAACGAACAGGTCGTCAACGTGGCGGTCATAGAACTCCAGCGGCACTTTGTAGATGGTGCTCACGTCAGGAGCCTCGATAACGCACTCACGGCGCACGTTTGTGAACTGCGAAATCTTATTGAGCACCTTTTCTGGTATCTGCCTGTCGCAGCGGCAGAAGATCATGTCGGGCTGAAGGCCGTAGCTCTGCAAATCTTTTACGGAATTCTGAAGCGGCTTGGTTTTGAGCTCTTTGATGGTCGGCACCCACAGTATGGGTGCGACCATGACCACTAGGACATCGTCTTTAAGCTTCTGCTTGAACTGCCTGACGGCCTCGAAGAACGAGTCGCTCTCGCTGTCTCCGATAGTGCCGCCAATCTCTACTACCACCACGTCCTTGTCACAGCCGATCTGTGTCAGCCTGTCGATGATCTTGTTTGTCAGGTGCGGAACGACTTGAATGGTCTGGCCGAGGTACTTGCCAGCTTCCTGTTCCTCGTCAAGCTCCTTGTGGAGCGTGCCCGAGGTGCAGATGTTCAACTTGCTCATGTTTATGCCGGCGATGCGCTCGTAGTGTCCGAGGTCGAGATCGGTCTCGGTGCCGTCGTCGCACAGAAAGCACTCGCCATGCTGGCTGGGGGCAAGGATCCCGGCGTTGCGGTTCAGGTACGGGTCGAACTTTATAAGGTCGACCCTGTGCCCCCTGAGTTTGAGAAGAAGGCCTATGCTTGCGGCAGACACGCCCTTGCCGGTCCCGCTGAAGACGCCGCCGGCCACGATGATATATTTGCAGGACATCCCGAACTCCCGTTGATCCCGCTTAAAGGAGTGTTGGACAGTCTAAGAAAATTGGCACCAAAGCACAACCGTAGTTGTTGCCTTGGTGCCACTTGACGCATGCCCTACTCGCAGCTCTTGCATGCGAGTATGTTTCGGGAGAAGTTCTGGGCCGCATTAACCGAAATCTGGTAGTAAAGGCTCTTGACGCCTAGCTTCCACGCCTCGATAACGAGGGCGTTGACGTCTTTCGTCGGTATGGAGGGATGGATCATCAGGTTCAGAGACTGCCCCTGATCGATGAACTTCTGCCTTGCGCCGGCCTGGATGATGATCTCCTTCGGGCTGATCTCGGCGAAGGTCTTGAATACGTCCTTCTCGTGCTCCGACAGGAATTCAAGGTGCTGGACGCTGCCGCCGTTGATGAGTATGCTCTGCCACGTGGCCTCGTCGTCCTTTCCCTTGGCTCTCAGAAGCTGCTCGAGTTCGTGGTTCTTGACCGTGAACTTGCCCTTCTGCAAGTCCTTGATGTAGTAGTTCGTCCTGTGCGGCTCGATTCCCTCCGAGACCTGCCCGAGTATGAACGCCGATGACTTGGTGGGCGCTATCGCCATCAGCGTGGTGTTCCGTCGGCCGAAACCCTTGCATGCCTCTGGCTCGCCGTACTCCTGCGCCATCTTGGCGGAGGCCGCATAGGAGGCGTCTCGGATGGTCTTGGCGACCTGCGTGTTGATGATCTTCGCCTCCATGCTCTCCCAAGCGATCATCTTGCTCTGCAGGTAGCTGTGCCAGCCGAGCCAGCCGATTCCGAGTGCCCGATGACGGCGTGCGAACTTGACCGTCCTCTCCATAAACTGGATTTTCGAGGCCTTATCAATGAACTCTGTCATCACGGCGTCGAGGAAGTAGACCATCAGCTCGACTGCGTCCGTGTCCTTCCACTCGTCGTAGTGGAGGATGTTCATGCTGCTCAGGTCGCAGACGAATGATTCGTCTGGGCCGTCTGGCAAGAAAATCTCACTGCATAGGTTCGAGTGGGTGATGCGTGTGTCCTTGTAGCAGTCAGGCGCACCGTTGTTTGCGTTGTCGATGAAGGCTATGTACGGGAAGCCGAGGTTCGACCTGCTCTCCAGTATCTTGGCCCAAACTTTGCGCTTCTCCGAGTCGCCGTCGATCATATCCTGCATCCATTTGTCTGGGACGCAGACTCCGAAAGAAAGGTCTTGAATTGGGCATCCCTCCGTGCGTAGCTGGAGGAACTCCATGATGTCTGGATGATCCACGTTCAGGTAAGCTGCGAAGTTCCCTCGCCTCGTCTTGCCCTGGCTGACGACGTTGATGAGGTTGTCGAACGCCTGCATGAAGTGCACTGCGCCCGAGCTCTCGCCGTTCTTGCGTATCTTGGCTCCACGCTCCCGCAGGTTGCCGAAGAACCCGCTGGTGCCGCCGCCGTGCTTGGTCATCATGGCGACCTCCGCCCACGTGAAGGCGATGGACTCCATGCAGTCCTCGATGAAGCTGCCGAAGCATGAGATCGGCAGCCCTCTGTCGTTGCCGAAGTTCGTCCAGATCGGGGTGCTGAAGCTGTACCACCCCTTCTTGAAGTGCTCCTTGAACCTCGCTGCGAAGCCGGGCTTCGCAAGTATCTTCTCCGCTGCGTTGCAAATCTCGTCGACACGCTCATCGACGGTCTGGCCGTCTACGAGGTAGTCCCTCTCCAAGAACTGCTGGGAAAGGTCTGTAAGCCACCTGTACTCGCTCATCTCAATCTCCGGGTTAAAAAAGGTCGTCGGCCTTGATCGGCTTGGTCTTCTTGGAATAAGTCACCGGCTTCTTGTGGAAGAAGTCAGTGTTCACCTCTGCGTGAATCTCGTCCTCGAACCACTTGAGCTCGGCCACTTTCGACTGGTCGACGTCGAATACGGGCTTCCCGCCGATCATCTGAAGACTTTCGTTGAACCTCTTTTTGACATATTCCTTGACGACCGACTTGGGCATGAAGCTAAGCTCGCCGGCCTCGAAAATCCAGTCGATTATTTTCTCCTCGGCCTCGTAGGCCTTCTTGCAAGCCCTGTAGAGCTTCTCGTAGAACTCCTCGTTGAACCAGCCGGGGAACTCCTTGTGTATCTGCTTGATGAGGTACACGCCGAGCAGGGCGTGTATCTGTTCCTCCTTCTGGGTGGCCTGAACCACGTTGTCGATGTCCTTGAGGCAGTTCTTGTACTTGTTGAATGACTTGATGATGACGAACTGGCTAAACAGGCTCACGTTCTCGATGAATATGCTGAAAAGCGTCAGAGCCAGCGTGTAGTTCTCGTTGCTGTTGTCCGATGCTCCCTTCAGGTACTTGGTGAGGTAGTCGACCCGACCCTGGATGACTGGGTTCTCCATGAGCTGGTCGAAGTCCTTGTTCATGCCCAGAACCTCGAGGAGGTGAGAGTAGGCGTCGGAGTGGCGAACCTCGCTCTCGCCGAAAGTGACGCCGACCTGGTCGAACTCCGCCTTGGGAAAGCGGTCTCCCAGCCTCGTCCAGAACTTTTTCACCGAAATCTCGATCTGCGATATCGCCAGCATGGCGTTCTTCAGAGCGCTCTTCTCGACAGAATCGAGCTTTACGTTGAAGTCATGTATGTCGCTGATGAAGTTCCACTCGCTGACCAGCCAGTAGCTGTGCGTGATTGCGTTCTTGTACTCGGTGACCTCGGGATACTCGAAAGGCTTGAATGCGACCCTCTTGTCGAAAATGCTCATTTTTCCTCCTGACAAAAAAATTCCGGGAAGGTTATCTAAACACCAAGTTTCAATTTTTATGATGCGAGCCTAGTAAAGCCGTTTTCGAGCACCATGTGGATGTTGTCGCAGCCGTCCAGCATCCTGATCAGGTCGTGATCGTGGGTCGTGACAAAGACCTGTTTATCCTCGGCAAGCTCCATGATCATGTTGTATATGCCTTGCACGCCCAGCGGGTCCACGTTTGTTGTAACTTCGTCAAGGAAGACGATGGATGGGAGCGAGCCCGAGCTCATGGACATCACGTGGGCGAAGGATTGACTGACGGCCAGATTCAGCCTCCTTCTCTGGCCAGTGGACATGGCGTGGTAGATGTATGGGTCGCCGTCGGCCGGGTTTCTTTCTATCGTCTCGTTCAGCTCGTTGTCGAAACGCAAGGTGATACGGTTGTCGATCAGGAACTGAAGCCAGTAGTTAATTCGGTTGTTGAGCTCGGGTATGATGCCGTCGACAACCCACTTCCTGATGCCGTGGTCGCCGAATCCGGTGATCCAGTAGTCGAAGTATGGCAGCTCCGACTCGAGTCCTTTAACCTCGAGGTCCTTCTCGGAAGCAAGGCTCTTGCAGCGCTTAAGCTCGATCTCGTCATTCTCTATGATGTCGGCGAATGGGCTCTTGGCCAGAAGCTCGGCCTGCTTGTCTAAAGCCTGCTGCTTAAATGACTCTATCTTCTGCTGGATAAGCGATTGCTGCTGATCGACTTTGGGCTCACGGACCTGACTTGCCTTGACAAGGTCATCCCTGAGCTTTCTCATGTCAGATTCGACGGCACTAATTTCCGCAACCTTCTGATCAACTAAGGTCTTTATCTTGTCCTGCTTTTCCTTGAGCGACTTGGCCTGCTCGCCCAGCTTCTTGCCCTCGGCCATGAATCGCTCAATGTCGGCGTTCAGCAGTCTTATGTCAGACCCGATCCTGCCGGCGTAAAGCTTGATGTTCTCCTCCTGAACCTCACCCATGCACTTGTCGCATGTGGCGCCAGGGACATTTGCGTTGAGCTTCTGCAGTTCGGAGTCCTTGGACTTCCTGCGACTCACTAGATCGTTAATTATCCCTGATATCTCTCTATATGAATCCTGTATCTTGGACGCCTCGTCCTTAATTTGCGACTCTTTCTCCTTGGCCACTTGAAGTTTTTGCTCAAGCCCAGATTTCAACTTCTCGAGCTCAGGAAGCTTCTCGTTGATGTCCTGAATAGTCTGTTGCGCCTTGTTGTAAGCGATTATCTCCAAGCCAGAGTCTGTCGTCTCTAGCAGCTTTACTAGCTGATCTATCTTTTTATTGATTTGCTCTATCTCGTCTTTCTTGTCGCTCCGCCACTTCACGTCCTTTTCTTTGGTGAGGGCGAGCCGCCGGACGGCGTCGTCCTCGTTGCCCTTGAGAATCTCGAACTCTCTCGTCTTGATGTCGATCTTGGACTTAAGGTCCTTGCGCATCGCACGGGCGTTGTCGTGCCACTCCCTGTACATGCCGAGGGACAGCATGTTCTCCACTATCTCCTTCTTTTGCTTGTTCTCGCACTCGAGGAAGCACGCCCGCTGGTCGTCCGTGAATATGCATATGTTGACGAATGCGTCATAGCTCAGCCCGATGAGCTCCTCGATCTTCTTCTGGGTGAGGGCCATTGTGCCCTGCGTTATCTCTGTGTCCTTTTCCCACCTGCCCTCTGGGCTGTGCCAGAGCCTCAGGCTGTTCTTCTTGTCGTTGCCGCCATCCTTGCGTGTCCTCAGAACACGGTACTCATCGAAAACAATCTCAACCCTTGCGTCCTTGCCGACCTTGTTGTGGACTACGTCGTTTGCGCCAAGCTTCTCTGGCCTCTTCACCGTCTTGCCGAACAGGGCGTATACGATGATCTCCTGTATGCTGCTCTTGCCGGTCCCGTTGCTGCTAACCCGCAGCTCGTCGCTCGGCAGGGATGGGTCAACCTGCCTTGCATCACGGTTCTCGCCACGGACAAGTACTACGTTTTTGTAGTTACTGAATGTTAGCTGTATTCCGTCTGGGCCGAAGGGAAGGAAGTTGTGGGCAGCAGCATACTTGATTTTGAGGTTGCGCATGTAAAACCCGATTTTCGGCGCAGCGCCAGCAGATGTCAGGGGCAAGGAGAAGTTGAACTTATCCACGCCCAAAAGCCAATTCAAGGGCAACGGAGTCGTTTATGTTTTTCTGTATTTACACTCAGAATTTCCGGGATTTACTTAAGCTCATGTGCACTATCCTTCTGGATGACACATGCTCGTCGAACATGTCCCTGTGCCTCTCGTGGAACAGCAGTCGCTTTCTTGAAGGCAACTGCTTGAAAATACCGGTTGGGTGTATGCCCACAGCAGCATCGCCAATATAGGTTAGGACGCCATCCTTTTCCTCGATGTCTGGCAGGCTAATCACGTTGTACTTGTCTTCGACACGAATAAAAAAGGCGTCGAAATTTTCGTGGATGCTCTTGTGGGTGTCGGGATCGCCCAGAGCCTCGAGCAGGCCGCCGATTGCAGCTAGGTTCTTGCCTGACGTCTTCGTCAGGCCGAGAAACCCGTGATCAAGATTTTGGCACACGACGATCTTGTCTTTGAGAAGTGCGAACGCCGAATCGACTGGGCCGTTGAACCAGATGTCGAAGTCGAAAAAGCAGAACCTGTCACCTGCGGATATCCTTGGGATGACGTGCGAAAGGGTTGATGACCGTATGCCTGACTTCAACTGGCCATCGACAACTTCAAAACCAAAAGACTGGATCTTTTGCCTAGTCGGCTGCGTCAGACCAAGGTCCACGACCTTAACATGCGCCTCTGTCTTCGCCAAGTTCTTTAGAGACAGGCACCAACTCGCTACCCAAGGGTTCCAAAGCCTTTCCGTCATGCCTGTCACAACGACGTCCAAAATCACTCCGTCTTCTGGCAGATTGCCCTTCCAACCGAAAGAAGTTTGTCAAGATCCAGGCCGTTGTGTCCGACCTCATGGGCGTAGCGTGCCAGAAGCTCGTCGCCCTGACTCAATAGAGCTTTGGCGTCTGATATTACATGCTCCTCAATCAACTTTTTCTGCTGTCGAATCTCCAGACTGGCCATGCCTGCGCTCGACTGCATCTCACGCCTGACCGACACCAGATCGGTTGAGCTGATGCTGTCTACCCGCAACTGGACAAAGTTGCCGTTCAGGTCATACTTCTCACGCTCGTCCGGCGATATGATCAGGTGTTTTGGGCTGAAGTCGTTGACGATGTAGTCCCGCTCGCCGGTTTCGCAATCGAAAAGTATTATGTGCTTCTGCTGGAAAGCCTCCCCGAAGCTTAGCTGGAGGGGTGACCCTATGTATTCGACCTTCAAGTTCACACGCTGTTCTGCGTGGTAGTGCCCGAGGAATGTGTGCCTGTAGTGGGAGAAAAGCGCCGGAGATATGCGAACCATGTCCCCGTCATGCTCGATCGCAACGTCAGCGGTCTGCGTGCCGTGCAGCACGGCGCCATCGACTGCGATGTGACCAAGGGCGTACTTCGGCTCGCCCGGCATAGCCTTCAGCTCTTCCAGAGTCTCCACGGGGTTGTGGGTAAAAGGGATGAAGTCCCAGTTGGAGCCCGCTATGGACAGCCTGCTTGGCTTGGAGACGATTGTGACGCCAGGCAGTGCAGATAGCGGCGTGACGCTGCTCACCGTAGTCCTGTCGTTGTACCATAGGTCATGGTTTCCAAGCAGCAACACAAGGCGGAAATGGCCGCTCGATAGCTTGTCGGACAGGACCTCGAAAACCCTCTGGTATGTGTAAACCTCGATCTTTTGTCTGTCGTGGAACAGGTCCCCTCCGAACAGTATGTCCCTGACGCCAGCCTCAGATGCCTTATCAAAAACCCACCCGAGGGCGTTCAGGCAGTCGTCAAGCCTCTGCTGGCTCCTCTTGTGTGGATGCACATGTATATCGGAAAACAGCATAACTTTGTTGTTCATGATTTCCTCCAGCTAGAGACTATATTCACCTTCAGCCAGGGGCAACCCCAAATGGATTTGCCGTTTATTGACATAAATACATCGATGAAAACCTTTATGAATTTTGTTTCCTCTAGGCTTATGTCCGAGGCAGATGCTCCCGGCGGGCCGCCGCCCGGCGGTCCTCCCGGCGGTGGCGGACCTCCCGGCGGCGGTCTTCCCCCTCCCCCACCCGGCGGTGGCGGTGGCGGCGCTCCTCCTCCTTTGCCAATGCCCGGAGGCGGGGGCGGCATGGGCGGCGCTCCTCCGATGCCTGGTGCGCCCGGCGGTAACTCTGGAAGCAAAAAACTGAAGGCGTACAATGTCTGGGACGTTCTCGGCAAGCTGCTCGGGACGAAAGAAGAGGAAGAAAAGCCCGAGAGCGATGCTGGCAAACAAGAGGGAAAGCCAGAGGGCGAGCAGAGCGTGGAGTGACCTGACCCATGAAGCAAGACAGTCTGTCCGCAAGTCAGATTGAGTTCGTGTGCGATAGGGTTTCCGAGTATGTCAAGGTTTGCACGGCCAACGGCAAGGGCGTGACTCAGGAGACGGTCGAGCACTCTTCGCTGCTGCGTCGCCTGCTGGCTGGCCTGGACGCCCTCCCTGAACCGCCACCCCTGCGGTTCGGTCTTCCATCCTACGAGCTTGTGGAGTCCGAAGAAGTTCAGGTGGAGCGTGTTGTCGACAGGGGAAATGAGGTCACCATAGACGATCACGATGGCTACGAGTGGATCGACAAGGATTCAGGTGTCGTCCAGTATCGGAGGCTGGGCCTTAATTTCGTCATTGTCGAGCGGGAGGTTCTCCCCGACCCATCCTGCATCGAGGAGGGATGCGACCCCGACGGCTACAAGTACAAAGCCAAATTTTTGAAGAGGTTGAAGTGATGAAGAAATTTTCCGATTGGCTTCGTCTGCGTGAGGGGGCCGCCACCGGCCCATACATCGGTGGTTGCGGCCCACACAAGGACTTCATCGTTCAGGGAGCCTGCAGCCAGCTAAACTCCGATAAGGAAAACGAGAGATATCGCAAGGGTGACTTCAGGCCCAAAAAGCGCAAGAGTTCGTGAACGACCCTCTGGCGTGGTATGATCATCTCCGCAAAATGAATTGCCAACGCCGGAGCGAACGATGCAGCTAACCGAAGAGCAGAAAAATGTCATCCGTGGGATCATCGAGAGGATGAACCACGAGCAGGTAATCACTTTTGGCGGTGTCGCCGGTTGCGGAAAGAGCACGATAATATCAGTCCTCCTCGAGGCCCTCTCTAGGAGGCAGCAGACTTTCCAGGCTGCCGCCTACACCGGAAAGGCTGCAAACGTGCTGCGAAAGAAAGGCGTGTCAGCCAAGACGATCCACTCGACAATCTACGTTCCTTACAAGGACGAGAACGACAACACCTACTGGGAGCTTGCGAGCAGGTTTGACCCAAACGTGAGCACCATAGACGGCTTCATAATCGATGAGGCGAGCATGGTCAGCAAGGAGATACACGACGACTTGGTCAGCTTCGGCAAGCCAATCATCTATGTCGGCGACCACGGGCAGCTTGAACCGATAGGGACGAAGTTCAACGTGATGGCAAATCCGATGTTCAAGCTAGAGACCGTGCACAGAAACGCAGGCGAGATAGCCCACTTTGCGCAGCACATCAGGATTGGCAAGCCAGCCTCATCATTCGACGGCTCGACCAAAGTTCAAGTGGTTACAGCCTCATCCGTAGAGGACTCCCACCTTTCCGCAGTCGATCAGGTGATAGTCGCATTCAACAAGACAAGAAGCGAGATCAACAGGCGTGTAAGGTCATTCAGGAAGATAGAGCCGGCGCATGTCGTTCAGGGCGAGAAGGTCATATGCCTGCGCAACAACAGGGTCGAGCGCCTTTTTAACGGTATGCAGGGAATCGTGACGATGGTGCACAAACGCTACAGGTTCGACTTCATCTCCGACGGCATGATCTACAAGAATGTGAAGTATGACCACAAGCAGTTCGGGGAGGAGACGAACAAGTTTGAGTTTGATCAGGACGCAAACCCTTTCGACTATGCATACGCAATCACCTGCCACAAAGCTCAAGGCGACCAGTTCGGCAACGTGATCGTGTTCGAGCAGAGGTGCGACAAGTGGGACCATGTGCGGTGGGCGTACACGGCGGCCTCAAGGGCAGTCAACGGCCTGATATGGGTGCGCAGCGAGGAGTACCGCCCGTCGTACCTTGACTAGCTTGGCGGAGCGTCGCTGCGCAGCTCGTTCTCGATGTCCGTCTTGGCGGTGTTCCAGTATTCCAAAGCAAGATTCTTGGCGGTATTTCGGCTAACTATTTCGCTCTGGTTCCAAAGTCCTCCCAAAGTGTCTTCGTAGATGAAGTTGGTTGTCCCGTAAATCGTTTTGACAACCACGCAATCAAGCTGTCCACGGATCGCAGCAGTCCTGCTGCAGACTCTTTCACCAACCTCAAACTTAGGCGCAGCAACGCTAGCCATGCCACGGACATACTCGGGATTCCTAGCGGGTCTAGTCCTGTATTTTTGCATTCTCTGTGCAAAAACGTCCGAGGAGTTTCCAAGAACGATTGGCTCCTCAATGTTTATGAAAGGCGATATGATTATCAGGTCTTGAGCCTCGGACTCAGTCACGAGATCGCCTTGGTTGTAAAGGCTGTTTAACTGGTCGACGTAGATCGGAACATTCACGCCGAATGTTGAAGGTGAGTTCAGAAGTCGTACGTCAGCTATTGTGATTGCGACTAGCTGGCCCTTATTCGCCATGCTTCTCAGATATGCTGTATCTCCCTTTGCGAACTTGTAGTGAAAATACACACCCTCGTGACAGAAGGCGTTGCCACCACAAAGAATTTCGCCGCCTCCCCAGTAGGTGATTTTCATAAATCGCCACCAGAAATTTCTTCGATCTTTTTGGTAACATGCGCAATTTCACTCATGAGAAAAGATGTCCTCGTCAAGGAAAGCCTGTCTTCCGTCACAGTGACTGTGTGCCACCCATCGGTGATCGTAAACTTTGGCTGCTCGTCGAGATCGTAGTAAATGCCCTGAACCGTGTAACGAGAACCGTCTTCGGTGAACACGGTGTCTCCCACGAATATCCGGAAAAGCTTCGTATAGGTCATGCAGTTATATATCTTGAAATCATGGGAATGCCTGACTGGATTGGCCTTTCCCAGAGCAGATCTAGAGATTATGATGAAACCTGAAAAATCAAGGAGGGTGCATCATGCGATATATGTCGTTGGATATTGAAACAGGCGGTCTCGATTTTGAAGAATGCGACATACTGTCCTTCTGCGCAATCCTCGACGACCTGTCCGACCCCAAGCCGCTTGAGGAACTGCCAGTCCTGAACTGCATGTTCACCAAAAAGACGGCCTACAGAGGCCAGCCTGGAGGACTGGCAATGAACTCAAACTTGCTCCTCAGGATCGCCAAGGCCATGAAGTCCAACATCAAGGAGGACGATGATGGCACTCGGTACATGCCGCTTGAGGAACTACCAGAGGCCATCAACGGCTTCCTGTTCGTGAACGGCTGGAAGCCCGACCCGATCAAGGACCTTTTCTATGTCACCGCAGCAGGCAAGAATGTCGGCAGCTTCGACATACCCTTCCTGAAAAGCAAGATCAAGCAGTGGGGGAGGGTCAGCCTCAACCAGCGGGTGATGGACCCTGCCATTCTTTTCTTCGACCCCGAGAAAGACACCGCCATGCCCGACCTTCAGGAGTGCGCAAACAGGGCCGGCATATCCAAAATCGTGTCGCACGTCGCAAAGGATGATGCGATGATGGTCGTCCAGTTGCTGCGCCACAAGTTCTGCCGCAATGTGCGATAGATAAACTGCGGGGGTGTTCATGTGTTGCGGAAGAAAAGCCGGTAGGAGAAAAACCAAGGGCATTAAGTCCGGCCTCTACCGGAAAAAGAATGGCAAACTTGAGCCAAAGAAAGCCTCCGATGACAAACATTCTCAGGATAAACAATGACTACTCGTTCTTCCTCTCTGACGACCTCAAGCTGAGGCAGGAGCTCTACGAGAGGCTCAGGTTCAGGGAGAAGAACTACTTCCACAACCGTGCGTACAAGATGAAGAAGTGGGATGGCTACATCAACTTCTTCTCGCTCGACACGGGGAAGTTCCTGACGGGACTGCTCCCTGAGGTCTCCGCAGTGCTCAGGCACTTTAACGCTGAATACGCCGTCGAGGACCTGCGCCAGAAGACAAGCTTCTGCGTGGATGCAGTCAACAAGGACTTCCTCAACCAGTGGCTTCCAGAGACGAACAGCGTCGGCGACAAGATCAGCAGCCTCGAGCTTCACGACTACCAGGTGGAGTTCATAAACCTGAC